AGACGAAACCCAGTCTCTATTAGACTGTTCTTTCATTACTGGTGTAGTATAACTACTTAAATTTACTAAACTAATTTCAGACTTTGATTTTTTTACAAATTGTCCTAAACTATTTCTTTTTCTATTTTTCATATTACAATATACTCATTATCAAATGAATTATTTGTTACATATTGATCCTTATTTATACTATAATGGTCATTATCGTTTTTCTGATCTATGTCTTGGTCAGTAACAAATATTCTATCTTTATAAACTCTTTCTTTTTGGTTGCTATCTGTTTGCCATATTTCATCATACATTTCCCAAAGACTTAAATTCGTATTCCAAATATTAAAATCTGCATATAAATCTAAATCATAAAATCTTGCTTCTTTAAAAATACTATTACCACTACCATCTACATAATTATTTGTAAACTGCATGTAGTTTCCACTTGTAGTAACTGTATCTTCAAAATATGTAAAGTTTTTGTTTAACGAAGCATCTCTTACATCAATAGTAAACGACCCTAAATATTCTCTAGGTATTACACTAAGTGTTTGAGATGAATTTGTAGTCAATACTATCATTATGTATATAACGATTAAAATAAGTCAATTTGTAAAATAAAAAAGCACCCTGAAAAGAGTGCTTTATTATACTAATATTAAGAGTTTATTAGTTTGGTGTGCTGAGATAGCAGATTAGTTTACATCTATTTGTGTACCCTGTGATTCTGCATTATAAGCTGCTGTTGTAACAAAGTCAGGTGCTTCTGTTTCTTGTGAAACAAATGTTAAAGAGTACCCAAAAAGGTCTCCCATAGCTGCACCATTACTAAATGTTCCAGTAGTTAGCTCACATCCATGATCTTTACCTACTAATCTAAAATTACCATTATAATCTTCTACTATAATGTGAGGTCTTGATACTGCAAGTAATTTAATCTCAGCTTGTGTTTTTTCTTCTTGGAAGATTAGGTTCATTACAACTGTTGTTTCGTAAAAAGTTGTTCCATTTTCTCTGCTTGATGTTACAGCAGTATCTAAAGTAGATGTACCTTTTACATCAAACTTCATAAATGTTGGACTTCCACCAAAATCAGTTACCATTTCATTTGCAATAGTTAAAGCACCTAAAGTACCATAATCTGCAAAAGTAATAGATTTAATTCCACCTACCCCTGATTTACAAGGTAACTCTCTCCCTTTTGTTAATGTACAAGCCATATTATTATATTTTTAAAAAGTTAAAAAAAAGGTAGAGTAAAACCCTACCCCTTTTTATAAATTATTTATACTGTTGGATCGTAAAGTACAATTTCGCTTCCGATTCCATACTGAACACCTGCTGTGTATCTAGCCACAAATCTAAAATTTTGTGAGCCATCTAAATCTTGCATGTCGAGGGTCTTGATTAAATTTGTGTCGTTCATCAAGCCACACCCATAGTATAGATTTGATTTCTGTGCTAACATCATTTGGTTGTCAGAAAGACCATTAGCTAGGAAAATGTTTACTCCATCAAAAGTTAATGGTGTGTCCATATTGTACCACATATTAACTCTGTTTTCGTAACCACCACCTTGTGCTGCTAGTGCTCTAACATACGCTTTTGCTACATTCCTAGAAACATATAGGTTTAAATCTTCTTTACCATAGATTGTATTAGGACAAGCATCTACTACTTTGCCCATTTCTGCAATAACATTTGCACTTGTAACAGTAGTTCCTGTAATATCAGAAACATCTGAATCTGCTTTTGCTAGTGTAACTAGACCATCATATTCTCCTGCTGTTGCATTTGCACCTACCCAAATATTTGTTTCGTTTTTAGCTGCTATTTCTGCTGAAATATGAGCAATTAAAAAGTCTGAAAACTTAGGTGGCATATTTTCAAATGCTGAATAACCCATTTGAGCTGCTTCCCAGTCAGACACAAAAGGAGTTTTACATAATTGTAAGTTTACTTGAAATTCTTCAGGTTGTAAAATTCTTTCAGTAAGAGTAACATCTCCTGCATCAGTAAAATCACAAGTAGAGTTTGCGATTAGTCCACTTGTAGCTACCTTTTTGATAACTTCTTTGTATTTAATATTAGGTTTTACTTCAATTCCACCTTTTTCGATAGTGTTTGAAGAGAGGAGAGCTGCAGCTATATAACGCCCTGCGAACTGACCACTATATGTTGAGGTAATATTTAACGCCATTTTTTAAAATTTATTTATTATTTATTTTACTTAAAACTCTATCTAAAGTTGATAGTTTTCTTCTTTTTGAGAATTGAACTTTATCTACTTTTACCTTTGCTTCAGGACTATGTTTAATAGGTTCAGCAGCAGGTGCAGATAATTCTTCTTTCAATTCTTCTTTAACTTCTTCTTCTTCTGAAACTTTATCTTCAACGACTTCCTCGTTTACTTCAATTTCGTTTTCAGAAAATTCTTCTTTTATAGTTCTAGATTTAGGTTGTCTAGGAGTAGCATCTTCTGCTTCTGCTTCGACTTCTTCTTTATCTTCGTATGATCTCATTTCTTCGACCACTTTTTCTAAATCAGAAACTCTGTCTTTTAATTCTTCATAGAATTTATACAAGTCCTCTTTTTCTTCTTCGGACTTTTCTTCTGCTTCCACTACCTCTTCTTCAGGTGCTTCATCAGAAACTTCTTTAACATCAGCAATTACACCCTCTTCCTCAACAACGACTAACTCGCCTGATTCTAAGATGTATTCGCCAACTGGCATAGCAACCTTTTCATCTTCTGTTACGATAAAGATTTCTTGCCCTTTTTCAAATGATTCTGCTTCTACAACAGTACCATTTTCTAACTTTCTTTCTTCAAGTTCTACTTGAATATTCAAAAGTGTACGAATTTTGTTTACCATTTCACTACTTTTCATAATTACTTAATTAACGATTTATAAATTTAATTTTGCATTTTTAACTTGCAACTCTGCTTATTACTCCTATGCCTTGAGCCCATATAGAGCCATCACAGCACTCCCTAGAGTATGTATCTTTATCTTTACATAGACAAGCTCTAGTGCTTCCTTTAGGACTTGTTCTACTTGGTATATATGTTTCTTTAGACATTATTTATTTATTCAAATATTCCACCAAACTCATTTATGTTATTATAGTTGTTAATTTTGTCTAGTTTATCCCATAACTTGTCTGCTTCTTCTACACCTTTTATTTTACGATAATCTACACCTAATTCTTTAGCAGCTTTTTCAGCTTTTACAACTAATGTGTCTGATTTATCTTGTAGTTTTAAACCTTTTGCTTCGTTTTTATCTGTTTCTGCAATTAGTTTTTTTATTGTTTTTTTATTAGCTTTTATTGCTTCAGCTATTTTTGCACCCTCTTGGTTAAAACTTTCTACTCTTTTAGATAACTTATCAGCTTCTTCTAAGTTTGATTTCATATCAGCTATTACTTTTTTTAAATCATCTACTACTGATAATTCAACTTTCTCTAGCTCTACTTTATCTTTAGGCAGTTTGTTTAATACTTTGTTTATGTTGTGTTTATTAATCATAATTTATTTATTTACCTATTCCATCTAATTTTTTATCTGCAATGACTCTTTCGTTTTCTAATTCTTCTATTTCTTTTCTATATTGTTTTACTTCACTTGGTTCATCTACTCCTAATTCCTTAAATGCAACCTCTAATTCTTGCAAAGCACCCTCTGCTTCTGTAATTGCATCTGACCAGTCAAATCTTATTATGTCTGATGCTCTAATTACTAACGCTTGTGCATCATCATACGCTTCTTCAAACGCTTCTTGCATATATGAAGCTCTACCTACTGCATCTTCTAAATCTTCCATTTTAGAAAGTTTAACTTTTGCCACAGATAAATTAACTTCTTCTGTGTTAATTTTTTGTAATACTTTATTAATGTTGGTCTTGTTTATCATTTTATATTATTTTTTCTTTTGTGCTTCTTTAATAAACTCATCTATTTGATTAAAAATTCTTTGCGTTTCATTAGGTATTTCTAAACCAAGTGATTTAGCATCTGATTTTGCTTTTTCGCTTAATTTTTGTGCTTGTAAAAGAGTTTTTAAAGAATTACTATATTCTTCTAATGCCCTATCTTCCATAGATGCAGCAGTAGTGAATTGATCTCTACCCTCTCTAAATACTTTTATTATATCTTGTATAATTCCTAACTCTACTCTTTCTCCTTTTACAATACTTGTAATTTGACTAAGTAATAAATCTGCTTCTTGCTCACTAAGTCCAGTAGTATTATCTTGTGGTCTTTCCATTTTATCTGCAAAGTACCCCTCTATTGAGAATCCTTTTACTTTACCTGTTTTTACATACTCATTCCACACATCATCATTGTTTACTTTGACAGCACCCATCCAAGTACCTACTGGTACATCTAAACCATACTTTCTTGACTTGTCAAATTTAGTATCTTCTACTATCCAACTTTCTACTAGAGTAAGTCCACTTAATTCATGCTTATGTTCTAGTGTTGAATTATTTTGTTTACCATTTTTAAGGTATAATTGTGATGCTTTCTCTACTGTGTCCTTAGAAAAATATATATAATATTCATCTTTTCCTGCTTTTCTGTAAATAGGTTTATTTGGAATAAGTAATGCACCCATTAATATCTTTTTTTCTTTATTAACTTCTGCAAGTTTTATCTCATCAGACTTTAACGCTAAAAAATTTTCTTCTATTGCAGGGTTTTCTACTATTGAGATTGCTTCAATGCCCATCATACTTTGAGCTTCATCTAAAATAAGTTCTACGATTCTCATATTTTTATAACGATTTTTAAGTTAAATTTTGTATTTATATTGCTGCACCATCTACAATATTTCTTTCCAGTCCTTGTGCAGTTGTAACATCATTAGAAACCACATACGCCTGTACTGGTTGCTGTGATTGATCTCCTATTGCACTTGCAAGTTGATTTAAGCCACTATCTCCTACTGATGCTATGTCAGGCATTACTGGAGATGGTGTCGCAGGTACAGCAGGTGTAGCAGCACCCCCTGTTCCACCCTTTGCAAAACTTGGTGCTGATGGTTCTTTACTGCTTGTTATTGATTTTACATTAGCAATACCTGCTGCAACTACTGCTGCTGCTGCAATAAAGTTAAAAGGTGGTGGACTAGCTGATAACGCTTTGTTAGCACCTGAAAATGTATCTCTAATTGCTTGTACTACTGCTATTGCTTTTCCAAATTTACTGTTTTTACCTACTATTGATGCTAAATTACCTAAAGCACCTGTGATTGCTTCTTGTTTTGCTACTGCTAAATCTTTTTCTATCTTTTCTTGCTCGTTTGCATTAGCTTGTTGATAGTCTAATAACTCATTGTTTGCATCAATATATGCTTGAGTTCCTTTTTTGTATGAATTTCTTTTTGCAGTAAGTCTTTCTTCTTCTATTGTTTTTTCTAATTCTAAATCATCTAACATCTGTTGCATACGAGCCATATCATTCTCCATCATTTCTGCATTAAATGCTCTTTGTTCTGCTTGTCTAGCTGCTGTTGCTTCTGTATCACTAGCTTCTAACTCCATTTTTTCTTTTAACAAAGCAATTCTGTTTGATTCTTGCTCTGACATAAAACCAGTAATCTGTGCTTCTACTGCTTTTAGTTCATTTTTAGCTTCTTGTAATGCAATGTTATCTTCATCTAGTCCTGTGAGTTTAAATTGTGCTTCTGCTGCTGCTAAAATTGCTTGTGCATTTTCTAGCATAGCTTCTTTTTGACTTGTAAGAGTAGCTTTTAATTTATCATTAGCTTCAATTCTATCGGCAATACTAATAAGATCATTGTCTCTTATTTGTCTTTGTTGTTCTGCTTGTATATCGTATTGTTCTATTAAACCTTGATTTGCTACCCTTGCTAATTCTGCATCTTTTCTTAATTGTTTGTTAGCTTTTGCTGTTTCTGTTGCAGCTTTTATATTTTCAGAGCTTAGTGCTTCTGTTGTTACTTTTGCAATATTACTAACTTCAGAGATTGCTTCTCCAAAATCATTAACAATACCTTTTCCTGCATCAATAGCTTCTGTACCTATTTCTATAACATCTTCTTTAACTTCTTTAAGCTCTGCTTTTAATTCTGCAATTCTTTCAGGATCATTTCCACCCAACCACGATTGTTCCCAAGCTAATTGAGCACCTAAAATTGCTGCTTTTATACCATTGAATACTAACTTAATAGGTGTTAATGCTATTGTAAGTAGATTAGACATTATTCTACCTAGTGCATCAAAGTTTTCTGAGTTTCTAAATATCGCATCAGCTACTTGATTAAATATAATTTGTGCTGTCTCTGTTGCAGTAGTCAGAGCATCCATAACTGTTTGGTTACTTTTTACTGCTTCTGATATAAATTCAAATGCTTTTTGTAGTATAAATAAAACACCTGCAAATTTAGCAAGTCCACCTATTGTAGAACCTACTTTTTTTACACCAGTTGCAGCACCTTTTGCTGCTTTACCAATTTTAGAAACACCTGATGCAGTTTTTTTGTTAGCTTCTTCTACTTTTTTTTGCAGATCAGCTACCTGTTCTTGTAATTTCTTTATATTTTTTTCAGCTTCTTTTGCTTGTAACTCAAAATCAACTACTACTTTTTGTGGCATTTCTGTTTTGTTTTATTTGTTTTATCATTTCTTTAAAACTTTCAGCAAGTTTATATTTACCCTGAGCTATCCTAATATTCTCAGTTTCTCCATTTGTTATTTGTAATAAATCAATAATATTTTTTATCATACCTCATTTAATAATTCTAAACTACTTTTTCCTGTTATTAGGTTTGTAGTTATGCTGTTAATTTTATATGTATAATTATTTAACGAAATTTTATCGTTCAATTTTAAATTATAAAAGATTTTTAATGGTAGATACGCTTCTACTTTAGTTAAACGCTTGTTATTATTAAACACGCTTTGTATATATGTCTTGTAATTTTTTTCAAATAATGTGTCTGTAAATGCACTTGCATTTGAATTTTCTGCATTGTATTCATTAATTTCTGCATTAAAGTTTATGTTTATTTTACTTGTTGCTTGGTTTGTGTTTAATGAATTTGATGGAATAATATAATCATTAACTTGTGCAATAGTTCCACTATCATTTCTTAAAGCTATGTTTGTACCATTATTAACTTCTATTGCATAAAAGATTAATGGATTACCAATATAAGATTGTTTATTGTCATCTACTGACCAACCCCATTGAATATTTTTAACTGCACTCGTAGTTAAATCAATTAAATTTTGGTATTGCATGTGTTCAAAACTTACATTTACTTTATATTGGTTTTGTGGTGCATCAAAAGAATCAAGATCAGAATAATCTAAAGAACCCCATTTTCTGTTGTTTAATTGTTCTT